AGGACGTGTTGGTAAAGTAGGACGGCTAGGTTCTATTGGCGGTTTAGAGGGCATACCAGCCCCTGATTTACAGCTTAATTTTGACCAAGCAAGCATAGGCGCTAATGCCGCCCCTGACGATGCGATTGATTTTAGTCGTGCATCTCAGGCTACCTTTACTGACAGCGATGGATTGGTTAAGTACGCACCGCATAATCTTATCCTACAGTCAGAGGATTTTAGTACAAGTTGGACAACATCTGAAATTACATTAACGTCAAACAATGCTACAGCCCCAAATGGAACTACAACTGCTGAAACGTTAAAAGAAACTACAGCTAACGCACAACATATAGTCAGACAATCCGTTAGCATAGAGGCAAATACTGAATATGCTGTGTCTATTTATGTAAAGCCCGATGGAACTAATGAGGTTTTACTTCAAGTTGATAGTCTTGTAAAAACAAGCGGCTCTGTGAATAGGTATAGAATTTATTTTGACTTAGCAAATGGCGTTGCCCTTGATGTTAATTCCGACACACCGGGATTTATACAAGACGTTGGTAATGGCTGGTTTAGAATTGGCTTGTATATTGATGACGCTCATGGGGCTTTAACAGCTCCAATTACTTTATATTTAACCGATGGCAGTCAAAATGTTAACTATGCTGGTAATGCGTCTAATGGTGTTTTGGTATGGGGCGCACAGTTAAGCCAACACAAGTTTGTACCTATTGGCAATCCCTACATTAAAACTACTAGTGCCGCTGTGTATGGTGCAAGGCTCGACCATGAGGCTGGGTATTTCCTGAGTGCTAACCAAGCGCAGAATTTGATTGAGTATAGTGAGGGGTTTGACGATGCTTCTTGGACTAAAAGCAATGTAACGGTTACTGCTAATGCAACAACTGACCCAAATGGCGCAACAACAGCAGAAAGATTAACAGAAAATACTGCTAATACTGACCATAGAATACAATTTAATTTTGATGCTTTAACAGAACAAGGCACTTTTTCTTTTTATGCAAAAGCAGATGAGCGCAGTTTTATTGAAGCCAGAACATTTCAACCAACAAATGTGGCTGTTTATAATTTGTCTGGCGATGGCTCTTTTGCTTCTGGGAATACTGCCGTTAAGACAATAGAGAATGTTGGTAATGGATGGTACAGGTGTACTTTAAAAGCTGATGTTGGATGTGAATCAGTAAGGCTTGGTACTTGCGATGATAGTGGTAATAGAACCTACACAGGCGATGGCTCTTCTGGTTTGTTTATCTGGGGCGCACAGTTAGAAGTAGGCTCATCCGTTGGCACTTACGTCAAAACAGATGGACTGCCATACTACGGTGGCGGTGCTACGCAGAATGGTTTGCTAATTGAAGAGCAACGGGTGAATTTGATTGACCATAGCGTTCCAGATAGCAACTGGACTACCGCTAGAGTTACTTTAACAGAAAATGATGTTTTAGCTCCTGATGGAACTACCTCTGCAACACACGTAGTTGAAAATACAGACACAGGTAATCATAACACTTCAAACAGTTTTGCTGTTTCTGGAAATAAAACTTACTGCCGTTCTGTTTTTGTAAAGGGTGACGGCTCTGGCAGAAACGTACAAATACAAACAGACAGTTTTGCCAATTATGTAGTTGGTGGCTCTTTGCTAGTAGACCCAGATGACGGGACAATAATACAAGCTCCTAGCTTAGAGCATGGCGTAATAGATTACGGAAATGGTTGGTTTAGAATTTATCTTGTTTCTACAACTGTAGCATCTCCAGCGTCTCCATTAGTTTTCGACCTTGAGCTAAACAATGCGGCACAAAGCTACACAGGCGATGGTTCTAGCGGTGCATATTTTTGGGGCGCACAAGTAGAAGAAGGCGCATTTCCGACAAGCTACATACCAACTAGCGGCTCAACCGTAACACGTTCTGCTGACTTGGCTACTATGGGGCCAGTGCCAGGTACAAACCTTATACTGCAATCAGAGGATTTGAGTACGACTTGGACAGCTACTAGGGCAACAGTTACAGCCAATGACACGACAGCACCAGATGGCTTAACAACTGCTGATAAAATATCAGATGATGGCGGTTCAACTGGAATAGGATATGTAGCCCAATCCTTTACATTTTTAAATGCACATTATGTTTTTTCTTTTTATGTTAAGCCAGATGAGTTTACTGGCGTTATAGCCTATCTAGTAGATACTGGCGGTATTGTTGCTCAAAGTAGTGTAATTTTTGATTTATCAAATGGCACTGTTTCTACTGGAAGGGGATATATTCAAGAGGCTAGTGATGGTTGGTATAGGGTAGCTGTTGAAGGAGTAACTGCGGCTGGTAGTGGTTTTGTAAGAATTCTCTTACCTAATGATACAGCTACTACAAATGGTCTGCACGTATGGGGCGCACAGCTAGAGCAAGCACCTACGCTTATCACCGATGCAGAGGATTTTAGTGCTTGGAGCTTAACGAGAACAACTGTTTCTACTAACGTAATAGCCGCACCTGATGGTAATACAACTGCTGACAAGATTGTAGAAGACACAAACACAGGTGCTCATTGGGTTAGAAAATTCTCTAACAATGCAGGTGATTTAATTGGTCAACAGACTTTTTCTGTTCACGCAAAAGCTGGAGAAAGAAATCAAGTTGCTTTAGATTCCTTTAGCACTGCTGATGGGGTAACAAGAGTAGTCTTTACATTATCTGGTTCTGGCTCTTTTGAGATTACAAATTCTAATGGAAACCCTGTAGCTTCAATAACTGCTTTAAATAATGGCTGGTATAGATGCGTTATGTCTTGGACAAATACTGGTTTAGCAGATTACAAAATACCCTTGGTTAAAGATGATGTTCAATCCTACACAGGTGACGGCTCATCTGGCCTTTACCTCTGGGGCGCACAGATAGAAGAAGGTGCGTCTGCTACGCCATATCCACCAGAGCCTACAAAGTATTTACCGACTTATGCTTCTACTGACTTGCCGTTTGTTGGCTATAATCTAAATGAGGGTACTATAGCTTCAAAATTTAATGTTATTGGAGCTACTGGTGATTTTGGAAGCGTTCTAGGGGTAGCAGACAATGGAAATGAAACAACAGATTTTATTAGTTTCTTAAATAATATTTCTGGTACTAGAATTACAGCAAGAGTAGAAGAAAACAATGTTGCTCAAGCGGCATTGTTTGTAGGAGATTACACAGAGGGTAATGATTATTCTTTAAGTTTTGCTTACAAAAAAGATGACTTTGCTATGTCTACTATATCTCAGTCTGTAATTGGCTCAGACACTTCTGGTGATGTTCCAGTAACCCTTGATAAAGTTTATTTTTCTGGAGGAACTGTGGGAAATAATAAATTTGTAACAATGATTATAAAGAGACTTACTTATTTTTCATCAAGAATAACAAACAGAATTTTGAAAAGGCTATTATAATGAATGACGAACTAAATGCATTTAGCGCAGACGTACAGTTTGACGTAGCAGAAGAGGCTCAAGATATTGTGCAAGGTCTAACACAGTCTGACTGGTTTGTAAAAGCAGATAGCAGAGATGCATTGCTGACTGCTCTTGATGGTACTGATATTGTCGGGGAAGACGAGGACGGCAACAAGGTACTGCATAGCACCAAGGCCATAGGCGTAGATGAGGTAGGCACTATCTATGCACCGACAGGCAATACACTTACAGACGATGAGGGCAATGAGTATCCAGAAATAGCACCTGTTACTGGCTATCATCTTAACCTACGAAAGATGAGAGATGAGGCTGACAGCATTATCACCATCCTAGAAGATGCTGACCTAACCATAGACCCACCAGCTACACCGCATAGAAAGTTTGCATAATGGAACTAGACGCAATGCTATTCTGGAATATTATTCTAACAGTGGTGATTGCGCCAGTGTTCTGGGCGTTTCGTCAGATGTTTGCAGAGGTAAAGCGTTTGCAGATATTGCTGAACAAAACCAGAGAAGACTATGCAACTAAGGTAGAGCTGCGTGATGACATGAGGCAAGTGATGGAGATGTTGCATCGCTTAGAAGACAAGCTAGATAAAGTGTTGAGTAAGTAGATGGTAGACCCAGTATCAGCAATGGCAATAGCTGGTACAGCGTTTAATGCGCTAAAGCGTGGCGTGTCTATAGGCAGAGACATTGAAAGCATGGGCAAGGATTTGTCTCGCTGGATGTCAGCCGTATCCGACATAGACCGTGCGCATCACGAGGCTAAGAACCCACCTATATTTAAGAAACTATTTTCAGGCAAGTCTGTTGAACAGGAAGCTATGGAATTGTTTACGCAAAAGAAACAGCTTGAATCACAGAGAGATGATTTGCGTAAATTAATTAGCTCTATGTGTGGCCCTGCTGCCTGGCAAGAGCTAATAAAGATGGAAAAAGACATAAGACAACAGCGTAAAGAAACATTGTATGCTCAAAGAGAGGCGAGAAGACATTTCGTAGAAGTAATTAGTATTTTCTTTCTTGTGATTACAATGGTTGGCTTTTTTATGTTTATATTTTATCTTTGGTATAACAGGAGTACCCTATAATGTTTCAGGTTATTGGTAAAATATTAGGTTCTGGAGATGTCATATCAAAAGGTATGTCCTTGATAGATGATATGCATACATCAACAGAAGAAGAAATACAGGCGAAGGCAAGGGCTAAGACAGACTTACTTGCAGCCTATGCACCATTCAAAATTGCACAGCGATACCTGGCGTTGATGTTTGGGGTAACATTTCTTAGCTCTTACGTTCTTGTATTAGGCATGACCATACTAGACAAAGGTAACCCAGATAGTGTCACAAAGGTAATGGAGCAATTTAGTATTAATTATGCTATGTTAATTATATTAGGCTTTTACTTTGGTGGAGGTGCAGTCGAAGGGTTTCTTGATAGGAAGGGCAAGAAATGAGAAAGAAATCTACTGTAAACAAGGCTGGTAACTATACCAAACCTACTATGAGAAAGCGTTTGTTTCAGCAGATAAAGTCTGGCGGCAAGGGTGGCAAGCCTGGTCAGTGGTCAGCTCGTAAAGCCCAGATGCTTGCAAAGCAATACAAAGCCAAGGGCGGTGGGTATAAGTAATGGCATTAAAGAAATCACAGAGAAGCCTGAAGCAATGGGGCAAACAAAAGTGGAGAACTAAAAGTGGCAAGAAATCCAGTGAGACTGGAGAACGGTATTTACCGTCAGCAGCTATCAAAGCGCTCTCGCCAAAGGAGTACGCGGCTACCACGGCTGCTAAACGAAGAGGAACTAAAAAAGGTAAGCAGTTTGTATCCCAGCCCAAAAAAATAGCAAAGAAAACACGTAAGTATAGGAAGGTCACATAATGGCTATGAACAACAAAACCAAAGCAAAGGTAAAGAAGGTTGTGTCTGGACTTAAAAAAGCATCTAAGTCACACGCAAAGCAAGCGAAGACTTTATCATCTGTCTTAAAGAAAAGGAGCAAGTAATGCCAGGAACAAAATATTCTCCAAAACAAAAGAA